ATGTTGTTGGGTGCTGCCGCTGTTGGCGGTTTAGGCTTATACAATTCGGCCGACAAGGTTGTTAATGAAAAGACCTTAGGCGGAAAAGCTGCTGTTGTTGGCTCAAGCATATTAACCGCAAAAACTAATGTCGCAACGCCAGTTGGCGATATACCTGTTAATCTCGCGAGCGTCTTGGGAGCAAAGTATGGCTCGAAGATGGGTAAGCGACTAGGTGGTATGCTGCTGCCCAAAAAGTTTGGCGGTAAATGGGCGGGCGGTGCACTGGGCGGATTGCTCGGTTATGGTAGTGGCTTGTTCCTTGATGCGGATACAATCGCGAAGTTTGCCGGTGCTGACTTGGACGAAGAGAACAAGCCTGCTGTCGGTAAACCACCGACAACAGCACTGCCTGACATTGGACAGGCTCTAAAGGTACCGAAAGGTCCACAGAAAATTAAGCGCAAGCGGGAGACCGCAAAGTCTTTGCCAGCAACCCCAGCCGATAATTCAATTGTTGGTGAGATCGATGGCTTTATGCGAGCACTCTCTAATGGTATGACTTTCGGGTTCTCTGACAACATCGCTGCCGGCATGGGCGCTGCTACGGGTGTTGGTGGTAAGTTCGGCGACTACTCGGGCAATCTGCAGAGAGAACAAGCTAAGTCTGACAAATATGATGAAGATCATCCGATCCTTTCAACGGGCGCAAACATCGCTGGTGGCGTGATCGACAGTATGGCCATACCGCTGAAGGGGGCTGGTATGGCATTAACAGCACTGGGCGCCCTTACACATGGCGGCACAGATCTGGACATCACTTCAAAAGTGAAAGCCAATGGCATGGACAAGCGAACATATGATATGACTCAGCACGATGCCGAAGCCGCAAATCAAGCAACTATGGCGGCAATGATGGCCGCCTCTGTGAACAAGTCACAGTCAGTACAAAACAACAGCTCGAGCACGTCGGCAGCGTTCCAGAACAATGCGAACATCGACATTAAGCGGGATCCACGTGACGCACGTAATCCAAAGCTGAGCTCAACACTAGGAAAGTAATGGTAGAATTATATCGCAATAACCCGAAGCTCAAAGCTAAGGGTGCACAGACGGCCTACACGCAAGAACAAAGTATCGAGATGGTCAAGTGCGCATCAGATCCAGAATACTTCTTCTCGCATTATGTTCACATCATCAATGCTGACGGTAAGGACGTATTGTTCAAGCCCCGTGATTATCAGGAGCGCTTCCTTGACCTCATGTGTTCCAGTCGATTCGTTATCGGTTGTCTACCGCGTCAGGTTGGTAAGTCTGTGATCGTGGCCGCATACCTGCTACATGCGGCGGTGTTCAATAAGAACTACTCTGTCTTGATCGCGGCAAATAAGGCCTCATCGGCTAAGAACATTATGAAGAAGATCAAGATCATGTATGAGAACTTACCTCTATGGATGCAGCATGGTATTGTTGCATGGAACGTACAGGACATTTCATTTGACAATGGCTCATCCATTAAGGCTGAAGCAACGTCAGAAGACTCTGGTCGATCTGGTACCTATCAGTGCATTCTGCTGGACGAGTTCGCCTTCGTGGAAAATAACGTAGCAGAGGAATTCTATAAGTCCGTGTATCCGACGATCGCTGGCGGTACAGATACAAAGATCTTCATCATCTCAACGCCCAACGGTATGAACCGCTTCCATAAGATGTGGACTGAGGCTAAGAGTAACGTCTCGAGGTTCAAGCCCATTGAGATCAAATGGGATGATCCTCCAGGCCGTGATGAACGTTACCGTGATGAAACGATCTCCAACGTCGGACAGGCGGCATGGGACCAGGAATACGATTGTAAGTTCCTTGGCTCCGTCAACTCACTTATCTCCGCACAAACACTTGAACGAATTCCTTTCGTCCCGCCAATTGAGATCATTGACGATTCCCTCAAGATCTTCGAGAAGCCGAAGTTTGGCCATTCATATTTTATGACTGTAGACGTTAGCATGGGTAAGGGCCTAGACAATTCAGCCTTTGTGGTATTTGACATTACCGGGCACCCGTACAGAACCGTTGCTACATTCAAGCACGACGAAATTGATCCTTCCCTCTTGCCCAATGAACTCTGGCACATTGCCAAGAGCTACAATAATGCGCTGGTGCTAATTGAATACAACGCCGGCCAGATCGTTGGTGATACCATGTATTATGAGATGGAATATGAGAACCTCCTCTGGAGTACAGTGGAGAACCGCGTAGGTCAGGTGCTTGGTCACGGTGGCCAGGTTCCCGGTGTCATTATGTCCCGGGCGGTTAAGCGTATCGGTTGCTTTGGTATGAAGTCGCTTATCGAAGGTGACCAGCTAATTATCCTGGACTATGATATTGTGGAAGAACTGAACAACTTCGTTCGACATAAGACAAGCTACGCAGCAACGCCGGGCAACCACGATGACATGGTAATGTGCTGTGTGCTATTTGCCTGGGCCGTCAATCAGCCTTACTTCAAAGAACTAACCGATACCGATATTCGTTCAACGCTATTTGCCAAGCAGATGAAGCAGATAGAAGATGACCTGATCCCGTTCGGCAAGATCGACGACGGACTGGAGCCGGAGTATCAAACAGGCGGTTGGCAACATGCGAAGAACACTGGGAAGTACTAAGGCATAAATAAGAGAAAAGGAATTTCACTTTGCTTGGCCACGTATTCTACCACAGTCTAACCAGAATGTATGCAATTGCATTTGGAAATTTGTTCAATGACATTGTCGTGCGGCGATTTGACATCGCCAAGAACGAACTTCACGCATTCACTGTTCCCATCTCCTATTCACCGAAACGTAAATGGGAAGCACAGCAAGCGAACTCCGGTGATCGCCCAGTTGCCGCACAAGTCCCGCGGTTGGGCTTTGATTTAACGAGCCGGTCATATGATTCAACCCGCAAGCTCAGCCCGCTTAACAAGCTGACATTTAAGGCTGGCCCCAATGACATGTATTCATCCTACATGCCACAACCCTACAAGCTGAACTGGGAACTGTATGCGTTGTCCAAAAACATGGACGATATGTGCCAGATAGATGAACAGATCATCCCGTTCTTTACCCAGGATTTCACGCAGAGCATAACACTTATTCCGCAGCTACCAAACCACAAGTTTGACATTGGCACCCGTCATGTTTCCACCACCCCACAAGACGTGTACGATGGTGAATTGAAGCAGCGTCAATATCTGCTCTGGACTTGGAACTTTGAAATGGATGCGTGGTATTTCGGTCCGGTTGAAAGAAGCGGTGTCATCAAACGTGTTCAGATTGACCTTATTCCAGTTCCCGGCTCAGGCAAGATCACAAGTGATGAAGTGACTGAGTTTGGCCGGCAGGTGCGTATCGAAGTAACACCGGGCCTAACAGCGGACGGTAAGCCAACGACAAACAAAGCTGACTCCATTGATTTCCACAATATCAATTCGACTGACGACTATGGGTTCTGCACAGATATTACCGAGTACCACGATGGATTGAAGTACTCGCCTAAACTAGGAATAGATAAATGAAACAGTTAGACGCAATACTCGGTATTGGCGAGATCGTTCAGGAAACTGCGTCGGTCCCGGCAGTTGTTGAGTCCAGTGCGGTTGTTGTTGCGGAGCCAGAGAAAGATGATGCCGAGTTTCGACAGGATTTTGAAACGTCCCGCCAGAACATACTAAGCGTCATTCAACAGGCTAACGAGGCTATCCCACTGGCAATGGAAATCGCCAAGGAGCGGGAAGATCCACGTTCGTTTGAAGCGCTCACGTCGATGTTGAAGCTGTTGTCGGAGACCAGTAAGGACTTGCTGGCAATTCGCAAGGCCAAGAAGGATGTTACCGCTACTGAACAGCCAACCAACCTAGTTCAGCAGACCGGTGGCACTACCATTCAAAACGCTATCTTCACCGGAACAGCTAGTGAGCTGCTCGACGCCATTGCGACGCTCAATAAGAAGAAAGATTAGAGCCGCGGCGCAACCTGTGGCTTCAAGTCCATCCTGATGGACGAACCAAATGTACCGGGATACACGGACAAAGTATTTTTGCCATTAAGCGTCACGCGGTAGCATTGGCAAAAATCATCAGCTGTTAGGCTTGTGTATTTGTTTGCGATGGCCTGTAAGTCGCTTTGTACGTCATCACTTAGCCAGCTGTAAACGACCTCATTCACTAGGTCGTTATCTCCAAAATAAACTTCCAGACCACCGTGTTTGCTACAAATGGCATGCTCTCTGATGCCGCAACCCTGCACCTCGGACTTGCTGGCCATCAGCGTCCTTGCGTCAGCTTCGGGCTGGCCTATGTAGAAGCCCTGGATTTCGTATTGAATGGGCTGTCGATCGGCTTTCGTGGTTTGAACCGGCTGGGTAGCGGTGGCCGACATAAAGAAGGCCGAGACAAAGGCAATGACAAACTGGAATACGCTTTCGATTATGTGGTACAAAACACTTTACTCCACTTCATGACGTTGATGGACTTGCCGGCCAGGGTGGCTGCAAGAATACGCTTTGCCGACGACTCCTCGAGCGCAATCTTGTACTCGTAATCCTGGTTGTATTTCTCGGAGCGCGCCCGGACGACGAACTTCCTTCCCCGCTGAACGATGTCAGCAGTTGTGATCGCGATCTGGGGTGAGTACTTACGGCTGAAGATAAACGGGCCCATTGCTATTCTCCATTTCTCGGGGGATCAACAATACCGAGAAGTGATTGAATCTTCTTTCTCAGTTTGCTCTTTGGACACTGCTTAACGAGGCAAGCGTAGATGGTTTCCCAATCCTCTCTCAGTAAGCGCCCGCGGGGTTCGCGCTCATCAAATAGCTGCCGGACTGATTGGCCGAGCGCTCGTGCCGCCTCAGCAGAGAGCTTCCCTTGCCCCATGGTAAAAGCAAGGGAAGCAATTTCAGCAGCAGTGACGAAGTTGTCCTTCTTCTTCATCTTACCCCGGAAGCCCTTTCATCCAGATCACGGGCCTGCGAGTCGCGATGGAGCGTCACTCCGCGACCGTTTTCTTCGAGCTCGGCAGCAAGCTTGTCGAGATTTTGAACGTTGCCGTCTTGCTTGTCGCGCCCATTGGCAAGCGCCGCCAGACCCATGGCCTTTTCGGTCGGACCCGCCGCCGGCAGACGCGGTTCCTCGCGGTCGGTGAGGGAGGTTGCTGCCGAGCGATCGAGCGCCCGGCGGAACAGGTCGATGCCGTTGTACATATGCGTCTTCAGTTCGGCGGCATGATGCAGCGCATTGTTCAGCTGATTTTGCGTCTTGTCCAATTGTGCACGCAAGGTCTCGTTCTCTCCCTCGAGCCGGGCAACGGAGACCGTCAGCCGATCAAACTCGGCCTTATAAAAATCCCGCTCCTCGGTTGCCCGTGCGAAGGCAGCGAGCCCAGCTTGGACGGTTTCGTTTGCACTGTTCATAGTATAAACCTTTCTTCCATCATCAGCCGTTGTTAAAAACTGTGTGCTAGCCTAACGGCCAAAAGGTCAGTCACACAAAGTTACTTACGTTTCTCGGCGCGGAACAGATGAAGCAGACCATGAGTCCACACCCAACCGGTCTTGCCAACCTCTCGTAACTCCTTGGGCACACGGTTTCGTGCTGCATTTACGAACGTGTATCG